TCGGGACTACCCAGGGTAAAACGGGCAAAGGTCATTCCCTCTTTACTGGAGGGTGACAGGATCTGTGGAGCATATGCTCAAGAATAAGGACGCGACGGGTAGACTCATAATTGTCGGCCATGAGCCCTGAAAGCTGCGATCGTGATACTTAGTGGACATCAGGAGGGGAAACGGGGTGCGACTCCCCAAGAACCAATCGGGTGCTCATCTCTACCTCGGAATCGGTCTCAGAAAAGAAATCAGAGAGGTCCAACCGGGGAGCCTCATCATCTGAGTCAGACTCCTCTCCGCTGCCACGGAGGTCGCGGCGGCGACATAATAAAGATGATGACCTCGGCGCCGATACCCCAACTTCCAACGGCACAGTTTCTAGAACTCTGGAAGGAGGCTGCCGGGGAATGAAGCCCAAGAGCCAATCTACAAAATTGGTCACCCCAGCGTACTTACCATGGTAGTAGGCGACGAGAACGCCAACCGCTAGGGTAACCCCCAGGCCCACCACAACCGACGTGACACGGATGGCTCCTTTGATGCTGCCACTCCACGCCCAGGCCGTGATAAAACCAAGCACCGCCATCAGAGTCACCCCCAGAATGGCCACCGCCACAACCATTCCTGGCCCCAGCAGAAAGGCTGCCAATGCGGTTACTGATGCAAGAGATAGTCCCCCCAATATGGCGGTGAGTCGCCCAGTGACCCAGTCTACCGACCCGTGGTAGATTCTGCGGAAAAAATGGCCGCCCATGGCCAAGCCGACCAGCAAGTAAGAAAAACACAGGTTGGCGGTGGCATTGTCCATGACAAGCTTTCGAACATCAGGGAAGTGCTCCTCATAACACACTTTCTTCATGTCCTCCCAGCAGCAGAACGTGTTGAGCTTGGCGAGGGCTTCTTCTGGTGTCCAGCACTTGAGAGAGGGGAATTCTGTAAACGGTGAGGACATGACAGAGCGCGCCAGAGCCGGGATGTCAGCCAGCACCAACCGGTCCTTACCCGCCGCCAAGTATGTTTTGTACCACCTCCCAACCGCCGATCCAGGATTGAGAAGGTCCTTGGTCATATCCTCAAAGGCATCTTGGAATGCTGTAAATGCAACAGCGCCAAACTCCCGCAGCCGGCGGTCAGAGTTCTGCAAAAGTGACACCGCCTTGGCCGCGTACAGCTTCCGCGCGACACGAGTACTGTCCGCCGCCTGAGTGCTACAAAGGCTATAAAACCTGAGTATCTGGTCTGTTGCATTCTGGAGGGTGGAAGGGCAATTGGGAACTGTGTCAGTGCGCAGGAACTCAGCAGAGCGGGAAACACACCCTGTGACATTCGCGCCCATTGCGCCGTACCATTTCTCAATTTCGGAATTTCGGACCTCATGAGGCAGGCGGAGGGTAATGTCGTCGCCCTCAATGAATGCGTTGTAGAGCACATATGCCAAAGCTGCTTCGTGAGAAGGGGCAAGACCAAGGTGATGAACTAGAGACACCGCCCTCATCAAGGAAACAAAATAGTTCCCAGTAGAGGTCATTCCCTCACCCGAACCGCGAACTGGGAGCAAGGTCTTAAGACAAAGGCCACCTAGGCGGAACTCACGTCCACACCTAGACATTTCGTCGTAGACTCCCTCAATGAAACTCACAAGACCAGAGTGATTTCCCACCTTCGCAACGACGCTGTCGCACTCAGCTCGGCGCTCGCACGTGCGGACAGTGCTCTCCATGCTACTGACATCAGCATTGCAGAACCACGCTGAGCCGGAGGCAAACTCTTCAACGAAGGCCTTGCGCTGCTCCCCAGTCATGCCCTTAATGGTAGCAAATCGTGATCCGACGATGGCCGGCGCCTCACGTATTGTCAGATCCCCAAAGATTCCCACAAAGCTAAAAATGGCGCGGGCGCGGAGATCGGGCGTCGAAATAAGGCGAGCAGTCTTTGGGACGGGAACAGCACCCAGGCTCTCGTTCTTATTGAAAACGGAGAACTTGTGGATTCCATATTCTTCGAATACAGCTGACCACTGCGAAGCGTTAAGAGTGCCCTCGCACACGCGGTCCAAGAAGTCCACCTGATGGCGTAGGAACTCCTGGCGGTCAACCTCAGTGAGGGAGGGAGGGATATGCTTGCCAGCACGAATCTCACTGAACACACGGCCAATGTCTTCCACATCCAGCCTATATGCGTTGTTAAAATCCACGATAGCCACCGTAGCACGGCGCAAGGAATCTACCGCCTCAGGAGTCTGTTGAGGCACAGACGGACACAAACGAGAGACAAAGGAGTTGTAGATCGATTGCATGTTGTCCACTTGGGCAAAGTTCTGGGTGACAAAAGGGTTATGCAGGCCAGCACCCTGGGCGAACTGGAGGCGACGCGGCAACCTTCCGGCGCAGCGGGAAATGCGAGCGGAAGCGTCAACCACCTTCGTCTTGCACTCAGCAGCAAAATTACC